TTTCAGAAGCCGGAATAGCCATCAGGGGCAATGTTACAGTCGAGGGTAATATAAAAGCCAGCGGCAGCGTTTCTGCTGGCGTTGGCAGCATTTCTGCGTCTGGTGTGCTTACAGTAAAAGAGGCCAATATCGAAAACAGTGCGTCTGTTCAAACGGTCAATGTTAGCGGTAATCTGACGGCTGGTGGCGTGACTATGAATACACACAGACACACGTCGTCTATTTCCGGCAGTGATACAAGCGGGCCGCATTGAGGAGGGAGATGATATTGAAAGATATTTTACTAACAGAAAGCGGCGATCTGGCTGTTACTTCCAGCGGCGATATAAGCCTGACAGACAGTGTGTGTCAGGCCATAAAGATCAGACTGCTTTGGTTTTTAGGAGAGTGGCGGCTTGGCACAAGCCTCGGTTTGCCTTGGTTTGAGGAAATACTTATTAAAAATCCAAACAAACTGCGGATTGAACAGGTGCTGCGTGATGAAATTTTGTCTGTTGACGAAGTTACAGATGTGAAAAGCATTTCTTGCAGGGTTGATGCGGAGCAAAGGGCGGCGTTTATAAATTATGTTGTCTGTGTTGGCGATGAAGTGCTGAGAGGGGAAGTGATAATAAATGGCTGATTATGGCGTTACGGAAAAGGGCGTTGTTATTAAACGGCTTGATGAAATCATGGGCGAGCTGCATGACGATCTAAGCGCGGGTTTTGGCGTGAATACGCGCCTTAACCCCAAGTCTTATTTGAACGTGCAGCTTACGGCTTTTGCTGATAAAATAGCAGAGCTTTGGGAATTTGGGGCGGAGATATATAATTCCATGTATCCGTCGTCTGCCGAGGGCTTAAGTTTGGATAATGCGGCGCAGTTTGGCGGCTCCACCAGAGAGGCCGCGGCCAAGACCTATTACCCCATACACTGTAACGGTGTTGACGGCACGGTTATTCCAGCAGGCACAACCATTCGTTCAAATACCAATCCGGCCATAACCTTTGTTGCTGCCGAGGCTAAAGCTATTTCCAGGAGTTCTTTCAATAAGGTATGGATCAAGGTGTTGACAGTTCAATCTACGGCTGTTTATACGCTGGCCTTAAACGGAGCGTTGTTTTCTTTTGCGGCCTCCGCCAATGCGTCTGAAGCTGATATTTTGTCCGGGCTGGCAGCGGCTATCAAAAGCGAGGATTTTACAACGCAAGTCGTTGACGGGCTGCTGCTTGTCGAGGCAGTTAGCCTGCAATCAAGCAATGTGCTTATCCTTACGGAAAATCTGACCACCGACAGCGTTACGAGCATTATAAATTTTGCCAGTGAAGATTATGGCGAAATTGTGTTGCCGGACGGCGTTATTACCGAGATTGTTAAGTCGGTTCCGGGCTTTAAGAGCTGCCGTAATCTATGCGGCTATATCGCCGGCAGGCTGCGTGAAACGGATATAGAGTTCAGGCAGTCCTATATAAACAAAATTTTTGCCCGATCCTCTCGTATGCTCGACAGCATTAAAAGTTCTATTTTGCAGAATGTGCAGGGAGTTAAAAGTGTGGCCGCATATGAAAATGATAGCAATGTAACTGATTCTGACGGCAGGCCGCCGCATAGCATTGAGATTATTGTTGACGGCGGTTCTGACCAGGAAATAGCCGCTCAGATTTTGGCGCAAAAGGCCGGCGGCATTATACCTTATGGAGATGTTGAGGTGGACGTTCCGGGCGAGGAGGGCGAGAATATTCCCATTCGCTTTAACCGTCCGGTTTATGTGTATGTTTGGTTTAAGGTCGCTATAATTATCAGCCCTACAGCCCCGCTGCCTATAAACTATGTTGATCTGATCAAGAGCGCGATCATAGAGTAAATGCAGGATATTGGCGCTGGCCAGGGTGTTGTTCCGCAAAAATTCATTGCCAGAATATATGCTAACGTTCCCGGTATCAATTACATCAATATTTTGGCTTATCCAACGACAGACGCGGCAGAACACCCAGATTATTACGAACAGAAAGTTGTGGAAATCAACGCTCGGCAAAGGGCTGTTACTGACGAAACCCGGATTGAGGTGGTGATTGATGGCTGAGTTTGATTATTTGCAAAGACTGGAAGATGATGTTTTACAGCAGTTTAAGGACAAGCCGAATACAAAAATTTTGCTAAAAGCTATTGCCAGGCAGTTGCAGGAGGTTTATCAGTTTTTTGTGGATTTGCGGGATAAACGCAGTCTGGAAACTGCTTTTGGCGCTCAGCTTGATGGCATAGGTGATATTGTGGTGTTGTCTCGTGATGAAGCCGATAGGCTGGCCGGCCTTGCTGAACGCCGTATGGCCATGGGCGATGAACTATACAGAGATTATTTGCTGTATAAAATCCATATAAATACCAATATCTGCACTTATCTTGATGTTTATAAGGCGTTGAAAATGTTTTGGAATGTATCGCCTCTTTATTACGAGGAGAGACCGGAATGGCCAGCCACAATGTTTTTTCACACTCCAATATTAAAGCCGGAAGATATGCCGGAAAGATTGTTTAGAATCCCGGTTATTAAGGCCGCTGGCGTTATGTTGAAAATTATGGTAACAACGGAAACTCCAGAAGTGGGCACAAATGCCTATATTGGCGGCTCGACCTTTGACAGTATAGATAAAACAAAGCTGCCGCAATTTGCTTGGGTTCAACCCATGCAGCAAAATATTGGTTATGCTTTGGGAGTAAACAGCATTTCGGTTACGCCTTTGCCGGAAGTTCCAAAGAAAGGAGGTGAACAGAATTGAACTATGGCTTTACTATCACTGTTCAGGGCTGGCATTTATTGGCTAAACTGATTGCCGGTTCTAAATTGGAAATAAGCCGGGCTATGGTAGGCAGTGGCAAATTGCAGGATGGGATAAATCCCGGCGAGATCAAGGAATTGTTTGAGCCGGTTGCCCAGGCAACTTTAACCTTGCCCATTGTCGAAGATAGGCAGGTATCATTTATTGTGGAATATCGCAGCGACTTAAACGGAGGTCTTAAAGAGGGCTTTTGGCTGAATGAGTTTGGGGTGTTCGCTAACGATCCGGACGAGGGCGAGATTTTGCTATACTACGCTAATCTTGGTGATTATCCGCAGTATGTATCGCCGTTTAACGGCAGCTCCGTGGATATTCGGCGTTATCCGGTAAGCATCGCGCTTTCTGATGATGTTGAGGTGCATTTGTCTTATCCGGCAGGAGCCTGGATGACCTCGGAAGACGTTGCGGAATATTGCTCTAATATGCTAGATAAATTTGCCGGCGATATTGTAAAAGGCGTTATTGAAGTATCGCTTACAGACAGAAAAGGTAATATTTTGACAACAGGCCGGGATGAGGCAATCAGGGCGAGCGTCAAGCTTAACACTGCTAAATTAGGTATTGACGATAGCGAGTCTAGCGAGGGCTTGTTTGTGCTTATTGGCAGAATGATCGACGCTAAAATTGCCGCTCACAATGCGGCGACGGCATCACATCCAGACGCTTTGTATGCTATAAAAAAGTAAATAAACAGGAGGTATGTTTTAACAATGAAAACTAATGATTTGCCCAAAATTGCCGCCACAAACGTGACTGGCATTGATGGAATTGTTACGGATACGGACAGCAAAGGAACTGCTCTGTTGACGTTCGACGAGGCCGTGGAGTATTTTAAGGAAACCTTTTTGTCTGGCGGCGTGCCCTATGGCAAGGAGCTGACTGAAAGCTGGCCCAGCCTGCAAACACGTATTAGGGCCGGTAATTTTAAGGGTATACACATCGGTGATTACAAGCCAATAACCTTGACCGGTGGCGAGGTCGTTATTATGGAGGTTGCTGGTATTGACCAGTATTACAGATGCGGCAATGCAGAAATCGGGCACCATGTTGACTTCATTTCCAGAGATTGTTTAGCCGGCACAAAGGTGTTTAATGATACCAATAACAATAACGGCACGGCGGCAGAACCCAACCCCTGGCGTGCCTCTAAATTGTTTCAGGTCATGAACGATGAAACCACAGGTGTATACTCCAAACTTCCTGCTGATCTTAAACCCTGCATTATTGAAAAGCTGGCCCTGCTTGAGAAGCGTTATTCTGCGGCCGGCGCTTTGGAAAGCGATACAGGATGGGAATGGTATTACATGGGCAAACTCTGGTTGCCTACTGAAGTGGAGGTATTTGGTAATACATTTTGGAGTGATGGCGACGCCGGCTGGACTGGCGGCGGCGGTTGCAACTTGCAATATCCTATCTTTCAAGGCGGCACTAAACACATCATTAAGGGCAATGGTAATCGCGGTGCTCGCTGCACCTGGTGGGAGGCTTCTGCCAGGCGGCAGTCGGCTACGTACGTCTGCATTGTCGGCTACAACGGCAGTGCCGGCTCCTACTGGGCCACGAACGGTAGCGTTTGCGCGCCCCTGTGCTTCCGTATCGGTTAATCTTAAAATCTCGCCCCTTTATGGGGCGAGATGAATTTTTGTAAAAAGAAAGTGGATTGATATGACAGTAATAAAAAATAAGCGTGGTATCAGCTCGCTTGAATTTTACCATAATGCAACGTTGGCTAGAGCTGAGCTGACAAGGCTTGTGATGAACGAAAGGATAGTACCAAAAAGGTGGCGGCCTGTGTTTGCGTTTCCTATGATAGAAAAGTTTGTAAAGCTGTTTGATTGCATTACCGCGGCCAATACCATTTATCCGCAGAGTTTGCATGAAGCAGAAACACGACGGGACTATCAGACAGAAGCGATAATTACCGTGGAGCAGATATTACAGTTTTTGGAATATCTGCTTGATACGCTGCCGATAAATCCGAACGTTTTACAACCGCTGACGGCAATGTTGCTCCGGGAAGAAGATTTGCTGAAAGGTTGGCGCAAGTCGGATAATAAATTTTTAGACAAGTTTAGAAAATGATTGATAATCATATCGGTTATGAGCTGTTTAACCGTTGGCGCGGTGCTCGCTGCAACTGGTGGGAGGCTTCTGCCAGGCGGCAGTCGGCTACGAACGTCTGCATTGTCAACAACAACGGCAATGCCAACAACAACT